CTTATGATAAGTTTGGCGCCATCTTTCGTATAACCATTTCCACCTTTTGCGATTTTTAATGTAACCGCACCTTCGTTCTTAACAGCATCAACAACTCCTGTAGCAGCTTGCGTAGAACCAGCACCATCGATACGGACAATATCGCCTATAGCATTATAAGCTCCACCGTCTATAACAGAAATACTAACAAGAGAACCAGATTGAGCATTAACAGTAACATAATTGTTAGTGTTATCTATATCAACGACTCTTTCTCCGTCAGAAAAATTTCCAACGACTTGTTCGATATTAAGGTCGTATACTGTTAGACCAGAAGCGTCTTTGCAAATAATATCCTGAACAAATGCTGTGGCACCAGAAACAGTGCCACGAATTCTCTTACCTTCGAAATTTATGGGGTTGATACTAAAAGGCGAGCCCACACGAAGACGAATTTCTCTATACCAACGGCCATCTGATGCGCGAAGCATATCGTCGCCTGGATAATAGAAATCTAATTCTTTGCCATAAGGGTTCTAAATAGAAAACGATAAGATTCTTGCGAACCACGGCTACGATAAAATTCGCGAATGTGTTTTGTCAGTAATCGCTTATCAGCTAAAACGCTGCTTGGAATATTGATCATAAATTCTTTGCGGAAATATTCTACAAAAGAATCTACTGTTCTGTCGATATCAATGTTGTTTTGTATGGAACGAGTTTGTTTAACAGCATTTCCATCTTGTTCCATGTACTCAAAATATGCTTTAAGAAAAGCAACAAACTGTGAGCCTTCTTCACGAACGAACCCAGGAAACTGAGTCTCGATCTGAGAAGAAATTTTTGTGAGCAGTTCGTTTGAGCCTGAAATAGCCATTAGTAGTTATACAACTTTACTGTTGGTGTTAATATAGTTGCGGTTTGCCCAACAGTATCAATATTTGTTGAGGTCGCTATAACTCTATCTGTAGAATCATCGATAATGTTAACATGGCTTTGTGAAATAAGGAGAATCTGATTACGAATAGGCGTAACATTAGGATATCTAGGAGCAACGATTATACTAATAGCAGAATCTGTATACGAAGAAGGTAAGAAATTTACAAGATAAACAGTACCTGTTTCGTAATTTATTGTGCCTATATTCGTACTTAGGTATTCTCTTCCTAGAGTAGAAGACCCAGAAACGTAATAGATTCTTACTGTTCCATAACCATTATCATCAAAGAAACATTCTTTTCCAGCGTAAACAAAAGGAGAAGAAGTTAGGCAACCATACGAAATAGAAGTTCCCGCTCCAACAGCATCACCAATTTTCTGGATAGGATTGTTGAAATTTATAATATAGTCACTAGTGGTTGCCAATGAAGGAACGAACATTTTTTTGATTCGAATGTCAGCAGTTGTAGTAACAAAAGAATCATCGGTGTTATCTACATAAGTTAGAAAACGAGAATATCTAAATTTCTTAGCAAACGTAGAAAGATATTCGTTCTCAAAATTTATGATTTTTTGAGATACTTCTGAAGCTAATTCGCCAGCAGTTTTTGAAGTTGCGGCTTTATTATATCTAACGTCAACGTAAGGAACAATAAACATATATGTGGGGTCTACTAATTCTACGTCAATCGACTGTACATTGTATTTTTTAACTGAATTACGAATTTCATTTTTTCTATTGATAGCAAGTGTTATTCCTAATTTAGGTTTAGCTGAAATAAACACTTTGCCGTAAATAGGTGGATCATTTTCTTCTCCACCCCAAACACTAATAGCTTGAATATCAGTATGTTCACGAAGAATCAATCGTTCGTGATCTAACGCTGTCACAGAACGGTTCTGTGTTTCATATAGTTTTGGTGCATTAAAACGAACAGATTCGATATTTTCAATGTTAGTACCTCCAGAAGCACGACCAACAGGTTCGATAACATAAGACTGGTTATCTATATTGGCTACAACACTACTGAATGAGTTAGCGCCATTAGGACGCGTACCATTACACACACGATAAGAAATAGCAACAATACTAGAAGTTGCTGGTAACTTACCTAAAACATTATCACCGAATGAAACTTTATATTTGTAATCTCTATCAGCTTCAATAAAAAATACTTGACTAGATGAATTAACGGTTAGAATATCGTTTGCAGGAATATATGTCTGGACATTTCCGCTTGTTGTGACGCTCACCGTTATGCTATCAACTTCAACATTTTCGTTGGGCAGAACAAATGAAGTGTTTGCAGTACGATTAAAAACATAACGATGCGTGAGAGGTTCTCCTTCCACGACATTGATGTAGCTATTAAATCCATCAGAACTATTTGCTGATATCGTATATGTTCTAGGAGTTACGAACATATACGAAGAACCATTAACGGTAGTCGCGAATTTAGTGTTCTTTGGTATAACAATAGAACGAAAAGTGCCATTAGCTAGACTAGTAGGAAAAAATATGTGAATGTTTGCTGTAGCGCCTCGAGCAGATGATGGATTATATCCTAATTTCTTAGCATGAGAAACAACGCTATCGTATTTTTGAGCGGTATCAAGAAAAGACTCGTTCATTGCCATGTTCACATAAAAAGCATTGTAGTATGTGTTGTATGCGAGCAGATCAAGCAACGTACCCAAAGCGGAGTCGGCAAAGTCGTAGTCTGTGAATTCTGGTTTTGCAGCAATGTAATTACGAAGATTAGCACGAATTGTGTCGAAATCTAATCCTGCTACAATAAGATCTGAGTTAACAGCCATTAGCGAACCTTATTTAAGTTGACGTCCAATTGGAGTTCATTTAGAGTCGTTTGATTTATGAATTTGATATTAACGATCATCCCATTTTCATCTCGATATTCACGAATACTTATCGAACTATTATCTAGCAATGCTCTCGGTTCGTAATTCTTTATCGCAGTTTCAATCAAGTTTTCATAGTCAGATTTAGTGATTGACGTATGTAAGTCAAACAGTCTCTTGCGAATATCTCCGCCATAATTAGGTCGAAATGGGCGCTCGTAACGATCGGTGAGGATAAGATTCTTAAGGGCTTGCTTTACTGTGTCGTCGTTTTTCTTCATCAATAATTTACCAGTCGATGGGTGACGTCGAAACTGCAAATCGAAGTCTTTGTTTACGACTTTGGTAAGCGAAGCTGGTAAGGGTCTTTTTTTCATTCGTATCCTTTTTATTATTTATTCGTAAAAACCCTTGACAAACAGTAATTATACCATTATAATATGAAATGTAATCAGGCGGTCATACCATTAGCTTTATCTGTTTCCTCAATAACACTTAACGCTTCGACTACAGTCATCGTAGGCTTTATTCGTGGATATTTCTTAATGAGTTCTGGATAACTATATTTGGTAAGCTTACTATAATCTACCATAGACATAAGTTCTTGTGTATGCTTTTCAATTTTGGCTGATATCTCCATACGTTTCTTTTCTTGTGCAGCTAAGGTTTTATCATAACCGTATCCACCAGAACCCCAATTTACTGTGTTTGCGTTAGGACCTAGTTTCTGTGATCCACCTGAAGTTTTTGCTGATGTGTCAGCTATCATATTTAGTTGTGGTGCTATAGTCGCCGCGATACCGATAAACTGCGACAATGGTTTAGTCAAATCTGAAATAGCTGATCCTGCCGCTGATTCTGCGAATAGATTTTTTGGGCGAACGGGAGGCACAGGATCTGGAGGCTTATTGGTTTTTTCGGGATCGGCAGCATTTTTTGTAGGAGCAATTCCTGGAATGGGTAGCATTTTCATAATACCACCAGGCGACAAATTCATGTTAGGGATCATAGAATTTACGTTGAATCCTGCGCCAGCAAGCCCTGCTGCGATGCTTCCTATTCCGCCTGCTCCCAATGCTTTTGCTGCAACTCCACCAGCTATTCCACCAACAACACTTCCAGCTGCACCACCGATAGCTTCATTCATAGCAGATCCTAATGAACTTGCTACAGTTCCTGCTATCATTTTTGTAGCAATAGCATTAACATTAATCATAGGAAATTGACTATGAATTGCAGCAGCTGAAGCGGCAAACGCTGCAGGACCACCAGAAACAGCACTCATCATTCCAGAAACTTGGCTCTGTAGATTCACTACATTCTTAAGAGCATCAGCTCCAGGGATGTCAGATAATAGATTCCCTTTGAGAGCAGCAAATATAAGTGATCCAGGGCCTTTTAAACCTAAGTTCATTACTGTTTTGACTGTCGCTATTTTATTAACAATATCAGCAGCACCAGAACCTTTGATAGGCAGCTGTTTCATAACGCCGCCTATAGCACCTTTAAATCCTTCCATAGCAGCACTTACGCCTGCAGGTAAGAAATTAGCAGCAGCGCCACTTAATGCTGAAGATAGTCCTCCGCCTAATGCTCCTCCTAGAGCACCAGCAATTCCTCCAGTCAATCCACCAGCAATTGCACCTACGGGACCACTAGCTAGTCCGGCGATACCTCCAGCGATACCAGCTCCTGCTAATACTCCATTTAACGCAGCACCTACAGGACCATTTAATGCTCCAGAAATGTTTCCCGTGAGCGCGTGAGCGATACTTGGGTCTAACTGATATTGGCTAGGTTTGAATCCAAGAGGATCTCTAAGCATTGCTGCTGCGTGTTCTACATTGAGCATCCCTGGAAATTTAGTATTCAGTTCGTCGATCTGGTCAATGATTCTATCTATACCTTTGTATAATACAGGTATACCATTTACAGTGTATGTTTGTCCAGGAATTGCGTCAGGAAACGCAGCAGAAACTTTGCTGTCTATTCTTAACTGATCTGCTGTTGAAATTTCGTCTGCCATATTAACCTTTTATCCAGAATAGGTGGGAATGAATTTACCTTTTGGCGGAATCACGCCTGCTGTGTCGAGCTTAGTACCACCATCGGTTTCTGTCAAGAATTTACCGCCTGCTCCAACGCGAATATCGTTTCCAGTAGAAAATATTCCAACTTTATATCCCTCGGCAGCTACTACTGTGCCTCCGCTTCCCTTACTCTTAACTTCGACATAATAGTCGTCTCTAATGAACGTTCCGGTAGCAGCTTTCATTTGGATCTGAGCAGTAGAAGCAATTCCTATAATATCACCTGCACCTATTCCCATTTGTCCTCCAGAAGTAAGAGCCATTTGTCCTCCGGCGCTGATAGAGGCGTCTGTAGAAATATTCTGTTGATATTCTCCACCAACGGATGAGAAATAATCGGCGAGAACAGATTGCACTTTCGTGCCTCCTGTGGTTTCGTCGCGATCGCCAGAACTACGATGCGAAGTAACACCATTCACTTGAACACGCTGATCTCCACCGATTTCGTGAAAATGTCCAGCCTTAGATTTAACACGATAATCACCGTGTGTGATTAATTCATAGTCGCCGCGCACTTCTTGCTTGAAATTTCCCGTGACGTGCATATCGACATTACCTTTTACTGTAATGTTGAAATTTCCGTTGATATTCTGGTCGCGTCCTTTGTTATTGAATTCTTGCGTCTTACCTTCGATTTTCGAAATCATCGCTCCGTCGTCTTTGATTTCTATGAAAGTACCTGAAGCATGATAAATGTGTATTCTGCAATCGCCAGGAGTATCATCGCACTCTATGATATGACCAGATTCGGTTGTGAATGTGTGATTACCGAGATACTCGGATTTCTTTCCGCCACATACTTCTTCTTTATAATCTGCCATTACTTATCCTTAACCAAAAGGGCTACCAACGTCTGTTGCTGCATTACCTGTTCCTCCAGGATTTTGTTCGATAATAGTTTTTGTCACATCTCCGCCATTACTTTCAACAGCAGCATCAAATGTTTCATTCATAGCATCAGTTTTTGCTTGAGCTTCTGCTAAGATTTTTTCTGTTTCTGCCACTTTATCTTGTTCGAACGCTGCGTCTAATCCAGTACCCCCACCAAGAGCTTCTTGTGCTTTTGCGAGAGCAGCTGCAGCAGCACCTCCTGCTGGTTTTGTACTTTTAAATTCTTCAGGTTTTGGTTTAGTATTAGGAATAACATTTTTCTTTTGTCGAGCAACTTTACTCTTAACAGTTGGGTGTTCGTTACGTTCTTGCGCACCATTTGCAGCAAGATGAGTTGATATCTGGTCGTCTTGAGCTGGATGCACCGAAGGATTTTGACCTATACCACTATTACCACCAAACGATCTATTTAAACTATTCATCAGTCCTTGCACAAGCGCAAGTTTTTGTAAGAGAGATAAATTATTGTTAGTAGGAATCGTCGGATATGTTCTAAGTATGGTTAGCTCATCAGAAGTATTATCAGAAGCTATGATAAG